GAGATATTATCTAAGCGACCTAAAAATGATATCATCGGTATCATCAAAAACCTAGAATGTCTATTAGACAACTGGTTACTATTTGATCGGACACTGTTCGATCGAAACAATCCCGATAATAAGATTATCGAGAGAATAGTTCGGGTGACACTCGAACTTTCAGTCTATTCGGTCGATGACCAAATAGCACACTGGAAACAATTTATTTCCAGATTAGTAACACTAAAGTCAAGGGCTTTAGTGGAGAAACATGTCGATCTTAGATCGAATGCTTATAAATGGTTGTTAGAAACATCCATTATTAAAAATCTTATCATCAACGATGATAAGAACTTATCAGAAGGCCTCGCCTGTCTGATTTCCACTAGGAACCTTGGGCCTGGTGGTAAGAAAGCAAGGCTTAAAGCCATTGCTAGATTTCAGGAGCTAACAGCTACTGAATTTATAACTAATGAAGTAGAACTCCATAAGTTAGAATTAGTAACTCAACGAGTTGCTAATATTTGTTCGGTTCTTAAAAAGAGCCCAACATTACGGGGTGGACATTGTTCACTCAATAATTCTGGTACATTGGATGTTCCAGTTAGCAGAGGTGGCCGTGCCACCGATGCCATGATTGACATTCGTAGGTTTCTCAATGAGATACCCACGATTGGCAATTTTAGAGACTACCCATGGGGTGGTATCTATTACCCAGCTGGCCGCCCAAGGTGGCAAGCATGGGGTGAAACCGAGGTACCCTCGGATATTAAATTTCTAGATGCAATGCAAATAGAAATCCTGGGTAAGCGAGAAACTCTCGCCGGAATCGGACCATACACAGGGTGTATGGTCTATACCGTCGCGTACGAAATGTACCGGCGTCATTATGGATCTACGATCCCTATACGACAGGCTACTGTATCAGAGCCTGGCGGCAAGTGTCGGATAGTTACTACCGGACACTGGTGGTTGGCTGTATTACAGCAACCAATATGCCATATGCTCAGAGAGCACTTGGCTTTTCATCCCTCAGCATACAGTGTAATGCTGAGAGCAGATCAAGCTTGGCAAAGCTTGAAGGTATTCGAAAGATTAAAAATCGAGCGAATTGACGAACAGGATGACATCCATGTTCTCAGCAGTGATCTCAAATAGGCCACTGATGCCGTTCCCCACGATGTGGCTCGAACGTTAATCAGCACGTTGTTAAAAACAATTTGTGCCGATGAGTGGTTATGGATCGTTGATCTCATATCCGAAAGAATTGTCTTCACAGAAGACAATAAAGTATTCACCTTAAAAAGGGGAATAATGATGGGTGAACCTTTATCAAAGGTTTGCCTTATCCTCCTCAACATCGTTGTGGAGGAACTTGCTTTCCTTGAATATCAAGGATGCAGTCTTCGTGTGCCGAGGGCACCGAAGGTCCCCTGGCGTGGATACCACATCGGGGGCGACGACCACATTGCGGTCGGTCCAATCGGTTATCTTAATAAGATAACCGCTAATCATAGAACCTTCGGTTCTATAATATCACCTGAGAAACATCGTATCTCTAAGGTGTTAGTAGTGTATACAGAAAAAGTCTTACACTTTGCCGGGCGTATTATCAATATGCCCGTAGATAAGATTGATAAAAATATAGATCAATCTATTTTCGTGGATTCAATTAAAATCCGCTTACTATCGCCTTTTACAAAGGCTTTAGATACAATCAACGATAAAAATTCGGGGATTGGAAAGGTGAAGGGCGTTGCCCGTAACCTACAATACTTAAAAGATTTAAGTACTAAGAGATTGATCATTGATCGAGCTCTATATAAGTTCCAAGATTTTATCAAGGGACCACACCATCGCACGATCCGTGCGATTGAAAGTCTCCCAATAGCATTGGGAGGCTTAGGAATTGCACTAGATACAAGGTATCTAGAGAATTTACCCCCTATTTTTAATAGGGCTATACGGTCGATATTATCGCCCGCAGGTTATCGAGTAAGGCACTTACTCGGTACAATATTCGCCAATGACACAGTCAGAGGCGTCAAAACCCATGAGTTTATCAAACTCTGGATTGACAAAATGATCGATAACATCGATCAACGTGTACCGGCCGTCGGCCGGTTACAACATTGGTTCCAGGTCATTGACCCAAAGAACCAGTTAACCTTTCGAGCAAAGCTCCATAGGTTAAAAGAGCGAGGGGTAATACCTCTCGCTGACCTCCCTCAAATGATTGAGAGGAGTTACGTCTTCCGTAGACTATTGGAAGATAGAGACATTCGGCCCGGGTACCGGACCGAAGAGATAGGCAAGCGCATTGCGCGTGTCTGGAAAGATCTAGAGACTCTAGATCTACACCCCGACGGGTCTACGCTAAAAGCGCAGAATATCGTCGTGGCTGAGAAGATTGCAAGGCAAGTTCTTCTTATTGACCTGAATCAGG